CGCCTATCCGCCTGATCGTGCCCGTCTATACGCGCGCGGGCGCGCGAGAGTTACCAGTAGGCGAATTTTACGATTTGGGAGGCAAGTAACTGATGCTGGAAAAAAGTGTTGAGCGGATGCTGCGCGACGGGATTGAGGCGCGCGTTCCAAAGGCCCGCTGTCTGAAATTCGTGACCCCCGGTTTTACAGGAGTGCCTGACAGGATTATTCTGCTTCCCGGTGCGGAAACGGTGTTCGTAGAGCTGAAACGTCCGGGACAAGTGGAACGGCAGCGGCAGCTTTTCGTACAGGCTGGGTTGCGGAAGCTGGGCTTTAAGGTGTTTTCTGCGGTAGATTCTCCTGAGAAGGTTCAGGAAGTAATTGACTACTGCGGCCGATGCGAAGGAGGCGGCGGGGCATGAAGTTTGTCCCTCATGATTACCAGCGGTACTGTGAGGAGAAGATCATCGAAACGCCAAACATTGCCCTGTTTCTGGATATGGGACTCGGCAAGACGGTGATTACCCTGACCGCCATTTACAAACTGAAATATCATCGGTTCGCCCTGCGGCGTGCGCTGGTGGTGGCGCCGAAAAAGGTAGCAGAAGCAACATGGAGCAATGAAACCGCAAAATGGGATCACCTGTCCGATTTAAGGGTGTCTGTGGTGCTCGGTTCGGCGGCGCGACGAGAGGCCGCTCTGGCGGCGGAAGCGGATGTGTATGTCATCAACCGAGACAATGTGGCGTGGCTGGTGGACTATTACTCTGACCCACACCACAAGGAAAGGACATGGCCGTTTGACTGCGTAGTGCTGGATGAGTCATCCAGTTTCAAAAACCATCAGGCGTTGCGCTTCAAAAAGCTCAAAGTCATGCGTCCCCGGATTCGCCGCATGATTGAGCTAACCGGTACGCCTACCCCGCATGGGCTGACTGACCTGTGGAGTCAAATTTATCTGCTGGACGGCGGCAAGCGGTTAGGGCGCACGGTATCGGTGTACCGCGATATGTTTTTTCTGCCGGACAAGCGTAACGGCGCGACGGTGTGGTCTTATAAGCCCCGTGAAGGGGCGCAGGAGGCAATCTACGGTTTGCTGAGTGACATATGCATCAGCATGAAAGCAAGCGACTATCTGGCCCTTCCAGACTGCATCAGCGAAGAAATCCCCGTGAAGCTGGACGAGAAAGCGCAGGCGGCTTATAGCAGGCTGGAGCGGGATATGCTGCTGGAGGTTGACCCCGAAACGCTCATCACGGCAAATTCGGCGGGCGTGTTGACCAACAAGCTGTTGCAGTTGTGCGATGGCGCGGTATACGACGAGGCGGGCAATGCGACTGTGGTGCATAACTGCAAGATTGAGGCGTTCATGGAGACGGTGGAGCAGCTAAACGGGCAGCGAGCACTTGTGTTCTATAATTTCCAGCACGATAAGGCGCGGCTGCTGGAGGCGCTGGGAAAGACGAAGCTACACGTGAGGGTGTATGAGGGCGCGGCGGATGAGGCGGACTGGAACGCTGGCAAGATTGACATTCTGCTGGCGCATCCCGCGTCTTGTGCCTACGGTCTGAACCTCCAGCGTGGCGGACATCATGTGATTTGGTTCGGGCTGACGTGGAGTCTGGAGCTGTACCAGCAGGCCAACAAGCGCCTCCACCGACAGGGGCAGGAGTATCCCGTAATCATCCACCATTTGATTGTGCAGGGCGGCGTGGATGAGGACGTGATGAAAGCCCTGTCCGGCAAGGAAAAGACGCAGGAGAGCCTCCTGAACGCCCTGCGGGTGCGTTTGGAAAGGGCACGAAAGGAGAGTTGCGTATGACAGTAAAAGAACTGTCGAAGCTGTACCACCTGAACCGCGAGGTGGAACTGAATAAACGGCAGCTTGAGCGGCTGGAAACGGATTGCGCCGAAGATGAAAGACTGCTGGCAGAACTGCGGTCTGCCATTGGCGACTGTTCGTCTCCTCCCCTGTCGGACATGCCCAAAGCGCACAACGTAAGCAGTCCGGTCGAAAACATGGTTATGCGCATCGGACAGCTTGAAAGCAATATTCTGCGTAAGCGCAACGCCATCACAAATATGCGCATAACCATCAGCACTCGGCAGACCCTTTGTCTGCTGGAGCGTGAGCGGCTGGAAGCGTATATTGACGGCATAGAGGACTCGCTTCTGCGGCAGCTTTTCACCCTGCGCTTTGTCAATGGTTTGCCGTGGGAGCAATCGGCGTTCTCCCTGTGGGGCGCCAGCGGAAGGGGTGAGACGGCGCGCAAGATGTGCTATCGTTATCTCAAGGATGATAAGAGCACCTGACGTGGAGGTTGTCCCGCTTTGTCCCGCGACATTTCCTGTCAAGCGTGTTATGTTATATGGGCAGACATCGGCTTCCGCAATGCGCACGTTTCGGTCTTTCCGGCGCTGGCGGGTTCGCCTCCTTCCCGCATCTATGCGGAGGTCCTTATTCGGGGTGTTTGCAAGGACTCATACGACGTAAGGGCAGCGCCGTGTGAGTCCTTTATTGTGCGCAGAAAGGGGGCGGATACTATGCCGCAATATCGCGCCGAACGGAACTACGAAAACCTGAACAAGGGCATTTTTCAGGGCACGATGGATTTAGGCATTCCGTATATCGCCCCGGAGGACTGCGACGTAGAAAACTGGATCAGCTTCAATTATGCCAAAACCGCGAAGGAAGAACAGTCGCGGCATGGCGTACACTTCTTTATCGACGATTACCAGTTTACGCGCCTATGGGCACAGCCGGACACCTATTTGCCGCTGTTGCAGCGCTTTCCTGCCGTCATGACTCCCGACTTTTCAACATACACCGACTTTCCTGTGGCTATTCAGCTCTACAACCATTACCGCAAGCACTGGCTGGGCGCGTACTGGCAGTACGAGGGAATGCTGGTGATTCCGACCATCAGTTGGAGCGACCACCGTTCCTATGACTGGTGCTTTGACGGTGAACCCGTGGGCGGGTGCGTGGCTGTTTCTGCTGTTGGGACGCAGATGGCGGCGGCACAAAAGCAGTTATTTATCGACGGCTACCGGGAAATGATGGACAGGCTCAAGCCGTCCAAGATTATTTTTTACGGTGATGTGCCGGACGAATGCTACGGCAACATCGTACAGATACAGGCGTTTCAGGACACCATCAAGAAGCGCAGGAAGGAGGCGCAGAAGTAGCATGGGAGGCAGAGGATCAGGCTCGCGCATCGTAAGCACAAGGCCACCACAAGCGCAGGCTGGCGCACAAGCGCAAACCGCCGCGCCGACCGGCGGCCCTGCGGCGCGTGTGTATGCTGGGCCGTTCGTCCATATGACGCAGCAGGACGCGGACGACATGGCGCAGGCGCAGAACCGCTATGACATCAACACAAGGCTTGCAATCAATCAGTACATCCGCGAGGATGCGCAGTCCAACGGCTTTACCTTGTCGCAGAACATGAACCACAAGCTGGAGAACGGGCAAACGCTGGACGCTACGGAAACCTATGTTGCGCAGCGCCTCGACGCGGCTATGCATGATTTGGGCAAGAACACGATGCTGTTCCGTGCGGCGCACAAGGATTTTCTGGAGGCACTGGGCGTGCAGAACTACCAGAACATGACCCCGGCACAGCTTAACGCGGCGGTGAAGGGCGCGGAGTACAAGGAGAAAAAGTTTGTGTCCACCGCCTTTGACCGCTCCAAGAACCCGTTCATCAGCGGGGCGCAGTCAGGCGGGCGCGAGGTGTACCTGAATATCAAAGCTCCGGGCGGTACGAAATGCGTACTGGGCAACGCGAAGCAAGCCGAAATCATTCTTTCTCGCGGCACGGTATTCCGCGCTACGGGCGCGCACTTTGACGGCACAACGGCCTACCCACGATTGGGCGGCGCATTGCCGCGTGTCGTGGTGGACATTGAAATTGTTACCGAGTAAGGGAGGAGCATCACATGGCTACCAGCAAGACGAGCAAGGCTTCCAAGACGGTGGAGAAGAAGAGCGGCAGAAAGACCGCCGAGAATAGCCCCCAGACGGGCGAGGAACGCTTTATCGCCACGGGCAAGAGTGTTACCCTGCTCAAGCCCGCAAAGGGAGCACGGGGCGTTTTTGGCGGAAAGAAGGGCAAGTAAATGGGCGGACGCGGTGCAAACTTTCAGCGCACTGTGTCGCCGCCGATACAGACGCAGCAGTTACAGCCTGATCCGTTGAACGGCACACAGCCGCCGACCGGTGTAACACAGGCGGCTCTTGCGAATATGAGCGACCAAGAGCTTCACGATTTTCTGATTGACGTGAACAAGACCGACATACCGACATTCCTGAGCGACCTCCACCTCCAGCGTATGCTTTACGCTATGGGCATGAACGGCAAGCCGGAAGTCGTCGATCAAAACACGTTCGATGGGCTGGCGCAGAACTCGCCTGTCCTATATCGCACAGTAAATGACACCGTAGTTGATGGCGTCCCCTTTACATCGAGCGACTGTTGTGATATGCTTATAGATGGCGACTTAACCTTTGTCGGCAGGGGCATTCACGGCGACGGTCTGTACTTCTCTAACTCGCTGTCCGGCTCCAAAGCCTACGGCGACCATACGGGTCAGACCGTTGGTGCGGTGCTGAACAGCAAAGCAAGAGTTATTTCCGAGACTCAGCTCAGGCAGGACTACGACGCCTTTGTGAAGTCCCATCCGCAGGCGCGCAAGGCGCTGGGCTTTGCGAAGTCGCACAGCTCGCACGACAGTTACAGCCAATTCGCCCTGATACGCGGCTACAATGTTATCTCGTCAGACCAGTATAGCAACGAAACGTACTATACGGTGCTTGATCGAAGCGCCCTGACCATGACCCGTAAGCGCTATTAACAGCAAGGAGGAAGCATCATGGACATCAACGAAAAGCTCCGCAGCTTGACCCCTGAACAGGCGAACAAGCTCGCCGGTCATCTTAATTCCTGCTATCCCGACAAGAAGAAGCCTGCCCCCGCGAAGAAGAAACCCGCGGCGAAGGGCGGCAAGAAGAAGAAGTAATCAGAACCGCATACGCAGAGCCGCAGAGGGTGCAATGCCCCCTGCGGCTTTTTCCGTGCCAAGCAGACGGGAGGTGACACGCTTTGGCAAAGGGAGGAAGTAAGCCGGGCGGGCCACAATCCAAGAACCTGATCCCGGTGACGCAGCGTTCGCCCGAAGAAGCGCAGGCCATCCGAAGCAAGGGCGGTAAAGCGCGGGCGAAGCAGCGGCACGAACAAGCGCTGCTTTCGCAGATTATCCGTTCGGTGTTGGCTATGGGCTACCGCAAGGGCGCAGTAGCCGACCCAAACGACATTTACACGCTGGAAGAAGCGAAGAAAAAGAACGTCCCTATCCAGACGCTCATCGTCATGCAGGAAGTGGAGAAGTATCTGGCGACGGGAAACACCGAGTCCCGTGACTGGCTTTTCAAATACGCTTTCGGCGAAAACGCTCCTCTGCCGGATTTCCCGGAGGGCGAAGCGGCGGAACAGAAAAAGGACGGCATCAGCATCCACCTGATACGGGGGGATAAGCCGCTGGAGCAGGAAAGCGAAGAGGACAAAGCTACACGGGAAGAGGCGAGAAAGGCGACGGCGGAAGCGCTGAAAGCCATCGGGCAGGCAGCCGAGAAAGCGGGAACGGATCAAGATGCGCAGTGATGTTTACATCGAGGACTTGCTCGCCCCCAACTATGACGCGCTGCTGGAGGATGTGCTGGCGCATAAGCATTCGCAGTACATGCTCAAGGGCGGACGTGGTTCGCTGAAATCCTCTTTCACAGGCTTTGTCATCCCGCTGATTATGCTGGAGCATCCCGATGTGAACGCCTTGATTCTGCGCAAGACGGCGAAAACCCTGCGCGATTCCGTGTTTGGGCAGATGCAATTCGCCATCGACAAGCTGGGCTTGAGCGACGAGTTCACCTGCCGAGTGTCGCCCATGCAGATTAAGCGCGAGAAAACGGGGCAGGTTATCCTTTTCCGAGGGCTGGATGACCCCATGAAAATCAAGTCCATCAAAGCACCCCGCGGCTACTTTGGCGTGACATGGTTCGAGGAAGCCGACCAGTTCTCCGGCATGAAGGAAATCCGTTCCGTGCTGCAATCCGCAAGACGCGGCGGCGACCTGTACTGGAACTTTATGACGTTTAACCCGCCTGAAACGCAGTCGAACTTCATGAATGAAGAAGTGCTGCGTCCCACCCATGATACCCTCGTGCATTCGTCGGACTACCGCAGCGTTCCGCCCGAGTGGCTTGGACAGCAGTTTTTCAACGATGCTCTGGAGCTGGCGCTGATTAACTCCAAGGCGTACCGGCATGAATATCTGGGCGAGGTGACGGGTACGGGCGGCGAGGTGTTTGACAACCTTGTTATCCGTAAAATTACGGACAGCGAAATCGCAACGTTCGGCAGCATCTACTTCGGGCTGGACTTTGGCTGGTATCCTGATCCCGCCCATTGGGTGAAATGCTGCTACAATCCCGCACAGTTGACTCTTTACATCTTCGACGAACTGCGGGCGATTAAGACCAGTAACGCCGAGCTTTGGCGGCGCTTGCAGGAAGAAAAGGGCATGACTGAAAGCGACCCTATCATAGCTGACAGCGCCGAGCCGAAAAGCGTTTCCGACCTGCGCTCCTACGGCTGCTCCTGCC